AATCTTAGCAGATGTATTGGGTACAGAAAATCTGATTGATATCGATGACACTTCAAATACCTATAATTTTATGGGTAATACTAGAAGTCCCTTTTATATTTGTACCTGGTTGGCTTCTAAATCAGTTCCAACATCTTCTGGACAAAATTCTGGACCTGGTGGTTTCTTATTCTTTCAGACAAGAGACGGTTTATGTTTTAAATCAATTGACGGTTTATTCTCGAAAGACCCGATAAAGAAATTTTTATATAATGATACTGGTAAATTGGTTGCTGGTTATGATGCAAATATATTATCATATAATATTGAAAGTGATATTGATATGACTCGAAATATAAGTATTGGTGCTTATAATAATAAGACAACTTATTTTGATTTTGCCGGGATGATTTATAAACAAATGGATTTTAATATCGGTGTTGCAAAGGATAGCGTAAAGACCGCTGGTAAAGACTATAGGAATGTAAATGAAAAATATATTCAAAGTCCGACTAGATACTTTTCTTATATCAAAGATATTGGCGTCAATCCAAATGGAACCGGAAATGAACAATTAGATAATTGGAAGAGTGATAAAACAAAACAAAATTTTGATTCTGAACAGGCTCTTGTTCAAACATTTATGAGATACAATCAAATGTTTACGGTTCAAACAAATATTATGATTGCAGGTGATTTCTCAATCAAGGCGGGTGATATGATTGAGTGTGATTTTCCCCAGTTAGAAACTAAATTAAATAAAGAAACGAACCAACAAAGCGGAGGTAAATATATGGTAGCAAGTGTATGCCATAAAGTGACTCCAAGAGAAACATATACGAGTTTGGGTTTAGTACGAGACTCTTTCGGTAAAACTACAGGTTTTGGTGGTGTAAACTAATGTTAGATTTTGGTATCAAGACACATTCGATAGGAAGAGATGGGTATGTTTGGTGGGTAGGCCAGATTGCCAGTGAAGACTCCTGGAAAGAAAATAAACCAGAGAACCCTAAAGACTCCAATGAAGACATAAAGGGTTTTGGTGAAAGGTATAGAGTTGCAATTGTAGGATACACACCTTTTGATACTCAAGAAGTTACTGATGATGAATTGCAGTGGGCATCTGTTGAATATCCAGTAACTGCTGGAGCTGGTGGTAGAGCATCATCACAATCCGCAAACCTTGCACAAGGTGATTTTGTTCGTGGTTATTTTCTTGACGGTGAAGAAGGACAGATACCGATTATTTGTGCGGTAATTGGAAGAAATGAATACCAAGCCATTATAAAGAACAGACCAGATGGTGTAAGATTTACTAATTATAGTGGTTTTGTATCCGAACCTGAAACTTACATACCATTCTATACTCAAAAATTAATACAAGGTGGGGAGATAATTTTACCCAGCCAAACTGAAGAAAATGGTGGGAACATGTTTGTTCCCGGAACTGCAGGAGGAACACCCAACAATCCGTTTTTGGTAGAATCAGTTACTGGTAGTAGTTCAGTAATAGAAGCTGCAGCAAAAGCTGCATCAGAGGAAACAACAAATCCACTTGCTCTACCATCTGATTGCGAACCAATACCACTAGGTAAAATACAAAAGGAAATTCAGAATATTGTTGTAGAAATTCAGAAACTTCAGAAATCAGTTTATAGTTATGCTAATGCAGTAACAACTCAAATATCAGATATTCAAGAACAAATTAATAAAGCACTTAATAAGGCAGCAAAATTTGTCGCAAGTGGAATCAAATGGATTTTTACAGAAATTCAAAAATTTGTTATTAAGACCACTAACGATACTCTTAAGAAAACCTATTTTTTACTTTTCCCAAACGAAAGACCCGGACTTAAGACCGCAGTCGAAAGTATCAATGATTTGATTGCTTGTCTCTTCAGAAAGTTGATTGGTCAATTACTATCAATGATTGGTAATTTTCTTAAAGATGCTGCAAATAGGGCAATTAATGGTTTAGAGTGTCTGGTAGAAAATCTAATTGGTAATATTCTTGGAAAACTTCTTGGGGCAATATCTAGTATTATAAACGGGGCATTGTCTTCAATTACTTCATTGATTGGTCAGGCTGCTGGTATTGTAGGAGAAATTTTAGGTATCATTACCGATGTACTTTCGTTCTTATCTTGTGAAGAAAAACCACAGTGTTCGACCGTTGATGAGTGGAATATTTTAAGTGGTGCTAGTAAAGTATCTGCAGGAGACATCGGTTCTATTGTTGATAAGGCAAAAAATATTGCAGCAACAGTTCAAGGTTCTGTAGAAAATGTGGGAGATAGTATTGATAATGCATTCAATATGGACTTCAGTGATGTATTCAATCAGACTAGTTGTGATACTGGACCGGTATTTTGTGGACCACCTACTGCACAATTCTTTGGGTCTGGTGTTGGTGCCGCTGGTAATCTTGTTATTGGTGCCTTAGGTGAGGTCATTGGAATTGATATGGCAAGTTTTGGGATTGGATATGACGACAAATCTTATAGTAAAGTATACGATAACTGTGGTAAAGGTAAAGGAGCATATATTAGACCTATTGTAGATACTTATACCGACGATGAAGGTAATACTCAAACCGGTATTGTCGATATTGAAATTATAGAACCAGGAACTGGTTATCTTCCTGCACCTGATGGAAGTAGAGGTGGTAATGAATATACTTGGTCAGATCCAGATGATACCGTTATAAAAAATCCTGATGGGTCATGGTCACCTATTCCACCAGGAGAATTAGTTGTTGTCGATCCTGGTACTATTGTCACTCTTCCACCAGGTACAGTTGTTATAACAAACCCACAACCTGGTGGAGATCCTACCATATTACCATTTGACCCTATAGTTGGGACACCAGGAACTGGTACAGGTGGAGATGGTACCGGTGGTGGTGGAACTGGTGGAGGAGGTAATGGTGATGGTAATAACGGTGATGGTAATAATGGTTCTACTGATGGTGGACAAGGTGGTGGTGAAACTATTCGAGGTGGTAATCCAGTTCTTATCGAATTGCCTGGTGTCTTTACTACACCTAAACCTGAATATAGAAGACCATCAGGTGACTATCCAACATCATCTAATGGTTCTTATCCAGTCATTCTTTATCTTTGTGAAATCTTTATTGATGAAAGTGGTATCAATTATTCTCCTGGAGACAAAATTATTATTGAACCAGACATTGGTGCAGTTGCAGAACCTAAATTTGATGCTCGTGGTAGAGTAACTTCTATCAAGGTTACTGAAAGTGGAGAAGGTTTCACGGAATACCCAACACTTTACATTCAGTCTGAAACCGGTTATAATGCTGTATTACGACCAAAACTTTGTATAGATAGAGTTGGTAATGATGAACTCAAAGAGCCAACATTCCAAGACAAAGTTATAACCGTGATTGATTGTGTAGGTAAAGTCTAATGGCGGAAGTAAAAAATTATCATACAATTAGGTATGGACAAGCAGATGGTGAAATAAAGTTTGGACATCTTACCCAAGACAATGTTCTTTCTGCAGTGTTGTTGAGAAACGGAAAATCAAAGAACCATTATATTACGATGGACTCTTCTGGTGCTCCTCATCGTAAACATGGAACTATCTGTCGCTCACCTGGTTCATTTCAGGTAAGAGCTGGTGATAATGTAGATGAAGATATTCCGGGTGTATATGTTGAAGCAGTCAGTGGTGATTTAGTTCTTAGGGCACCAAGTGGAAGAGTCCGAATAGAAGGAGTTAACATCGATTTGATTGCTTCTGGTGCTGACGGTAAAAATGGTGTTATCACTATTGATGCCAATGAAAAAGTTCTTGTCAGAGCACAAACTGTTGACATTTCATCCAAAGTATCGACTAGGCTATTTTCCGAAAAGACAGTTGAACTTATCGGAAATGCAATCTTAAATATGTACGGTGGATTTATTGATTGTGCAGATGGTGCAACATCAATCAAAGGTTCAATTCTTCCATCAACAAATGAAATACAAAATCTGCCAATAGGTTAATGACTTTAAATATTCCACATCCACAAAATAAAGGAAAAAGACTCGAATATGGTTCTTTACACGGTCCTGAGCATGGTGTATACTATAGAGGTAGATTGAGAGGTCACGATAGAATTGAACTGCCTGAGGTATGGAGAGACCTTGTAGAAGAACTTTCTATTACGGTATCAATTACACCTATCGGTATGGTACAAAGTATTATTGTGAAAGGTATTCAGAATAACGAGGTCATACTCGATTCAAATCCAGGTGTTCCTATTGACTGTTACTATCATGTATACGGTGAACGAAAGGATTTACCAAGACTTAAGACAGAGGGGAAGTTTAAATCATGAAGGTACCTGACTTAAATGTAGGTAAGAGACTATTTGTTGGACTAGGAAATCCAGAATGTCTGGGTAGAGGACCAGCAGAGATCCGTGGGTCTGGTTATATGCAGGGCCCTACGATTACGGGGACTCCAACTTTCCCTAATGTATGGGCTTCATCGATGATTGGCCCTCTAATCAATCCAGAATCAACACCTCCTCTAATTCCTGGTGGTTTCTGTTACGGTCCTCCATCGAATCCATTCTCTTTGGCTGTTGTTGGGTCTGCAGCATTCATGGGTATGGTCAATACCAATGCTTCAGTTATTGTTGGCCAACACCTGGCAGCACAAGGTGAAGTAATTTCTAATTGTGGAGTTCATGTTCTATCGGTTAAGAAGAACTTTGATATTGCTCACCCTTCAAGAAAAGGTTGGAGGTTGAGACATACTTGTCCAGAAGGACCCACCAATGATGTATACTTTAGAGGAATACTAAACAATAAAGATTACATCGACCTTCCTACATATTGGAAGGATTTTGTTCATCAAGAATCTATTACTGTCAGTTTGACACCAGTAGGAGAGCATCAAGACATCATCGTGAAGAGGATTGATAAAAATAAAATCTATCTTCAATCACGATCTGTCATTCCCATCCACTGTCACTATCATGTGTATGGTGAGAGAAAGGATGGCGAAAGTTTAATTCCCGAATATCCAGGTGAGACACCTGCAGATTATCCAGGAAATAACGATCAATATTCAATTGTAGGATACCATTACGATATTAAATCATGACAGACTCATTATTTGGTCCATTTAAACCAGGTCAACCAGGAAAACAAGATTGTTCAGACGGTGTAGCTAGAGGAAAACCATCGGGCAATTTTTCTTATATTCAGAAGAATAATAATAATGATCCCACGGCTCCGATGCCCAATCCATATTCAAAACCTCAGTGTACACCGTGGTATCATTCAACTGCACAAATTGATCAACTTCAAATTAATACAAACCTGACTGGGGCTACTGCACAATTTTCCGGTACTGTAACTGCACCGACATTCCAAGGTAATATCAACGTTCAGTCTTGGAAAGGATTTGATATTAAACACCCTAACAAAGATGGTCATCGACTGAGACACATCTGTATGGAGGGTCCAGAGGCTGGTGTTTATATTAGAGGAAAGTGTAAGGGAACTACGATTACATGTCCTGCATATTGGCAAGGATTAATTGATCCTGACTCGATCAGTGTCAATCTCACACCAATTGGTTGTTATCAAGAACTTTTCATTGAGTCAATCGAATGGGGTAAGAGAATACAGATTAGAAACAATCTAGGTGGTCCTATTGAGTGTTTCTATACGATTACCGCACAAAGAATTGATGGAGAACCATTGATTGTTGAGTATGAGGGAGAGACACCGGCCAAGTATCCAGGAAGTTCTGATCAGTTCTCCATCTCTGGATATGACTATGATGTCAGGGGCCAGAAGAAGAAGTAGCACACACTCCCTTGACTTGGGCACTTAAAACCGTTATACTACTAGAGTAGACAGGAGTTCAATGACCTACAAACCACAAGAAGAAGACCAAGACTTTCTGACCCGTGTTGTGGTTGACACAAGTCTTCGTAAGTTTTATCTTTACTCAAGTGAAGGTAACAGTAGAGATGTTGAATGTGAGACTGTAGAACAGTTTATGAATGTTCTTGAGTTGGTACGTGCATTGATCAAGGAGGACGAGATTGTTTATGCAGAACCTTTGGTTACTTCTGCAGAATGAACTGTCCAGATCTTTACGAAGAAATTCTAAACTGTTACGAATATGAGACCAGAAACCCGTCAGTCTATGGAAATGTTGTTCTCTGCCAAATGGAATCTTCCAAAGGCAGCAAAGAACTGCAACTTAACTCAAAAGGAGATGAAAATTACATTCAATGAGTATTGTGTGTTTCATCCTCCTACTTGGTCGGGGGAATGACACAATTATTTCTAGTTGATATTGGTAATGGTAGATGTGTTACTCATGATGGGTATATTCAGATTGGTATCTTCAACCATTCTGTAGAAAAACATCTAGAGTTAAATCCCTCAATTAATTGGCAAGTAACATACTGGATGCCTGATCCATTCTGTATTAGATACAAGAGAATCAACTACCAACATACAATGAAGGCAAACGAGGGTTCACCTAGAACTGATAATGCAACTGATAGTCGTCCGAGAGACTTTCCTGACCAGGCAACAAATAGATTAGAGAGAACCTTATAAAGATTCCTATATAAAATAAAGGGGTAGAATGAATATTCAACTTTGGTACTCCGAACCTATGAGAGAATGGAGATGGTCTCTTGTCTCTGACATAGATTCGAATGACCAACATTCAGGTGGTCAGGAAGACTTAAGAGATGCTATGAATGATGTAGCAAATACTGTAGAATATTTACTTGACACAGATATTAATCCATGATATAATATAAAGACCGTGTGAAGGAAGCACTCTATTGTGTTAATCAACCATCCAGTATTCTGGGTGGTTTTTTTATGTAATAAATATCTAATAATAGATATGTCGTGCGAGAAAGATGCCTCTCTCAAGATTAGATAACTTTCTAAAGAACGTAAAAGGAAATATTTTATATGTTGATCCAAGTAATTTGGATGCAACAGATGGTATTGAGAACCAAGGGAACTCCTTTGCTCGACCATTTAGAACTCTACAAAGAGCATTGATTGAAGCCTCTAGATTTTCTTATCAGAGAGGTCTTGATAACGATAGATTTGAGAAAACTTCAATCTATCTGTTCCCTGGTACACATTATATTGATAATAGACCTGGTTGGATTCCAACAGGGTCAGGTACTTATTTGTTGAGAAGTGGTATTAATTCGAATGATTTCCAGTCATTCAGTAATACATCAAACTTTGATATTGCAGATGGTAACAATATTCTTTACAAACTGAATAGTATTCATGGTGGAGTTATTATCCCCAGAGGTGTGTCCATTATTGGTCAGGACTTAAGAAAGACTGTTATCAGACCAATCTATGTTCCTAATCCAGAAAACAATTTAATCGAAAGATCCGCAATCTTCAGATTGACTGGTGGATGTTACATGTTCCAGTTTACCTTGAAGGATGCAGATACACAGAGACCCGCATATAAAGATTACAGTCCTTCTACATTCAAACCAACATTCTCTCATCATAAACTTACCTGTTTTGAGTATGCAGATGGTAAGAATAATGTAAACATTACTGACGATTTCATTAACTATGCTACAGATCGTACTGATCTAGACATGTATTATGAAAAGGTTGGTATTGCATATGGTTCTGCGAGTGGAAGAGAAATTGAACCCGATTATCCAAATGCAGGTGTAGATATTCAACCCAAGATTGATGAATACCGTATTGTTGGACCAGTATCTGGTTCAGTCGGTATCAATAGTATCAAGGCTGGTGATGGTGTAACATCCTCCGTAGATGTTAATGTTAAACTTTCTGGTGGTATTTTTGGTCTAAATGTTGATACTAATGTTATTATCAACAATGTAACCGATACAAGATATAATGGTACATATCTTGTCAACCAAGTGTTGGATACTGACGCAAATGGTGTTACAGAGTTTACATATGAACTTCCAGTACCTCCCTCCAATGCACTACCAAACCCTCTAGGTTCTTCTGTAGAACTTTCTTCTGATACTGTAACCAGTGCATCACCATATATCTTCAATGTTTCACAGAGATCCATTTATGGTATGTGTGGCATGCATGCTGATGGCAGTAAGGCTGATGGATTTAAGTCAATGGTTGTAGCTCAATTCACGGGAATTGGGCTTCAAGTTGATGATAGAGCTTTCGTAAAATATAATACTACGAGTGGTTCATTTGATGACTCCAATGTAATTGCTAATTTACATACAGATATCGATGCAGTATATAAACCACAATATTCAAGTTACCATATCAAGGCATCGAACAATTCTTTGATTCAGTTGGTTTCTATTTTTGCTATTGGTTATGCAGAACAATTCTTAACAGAATCTGGTGGTGACTTCTCAGTTACCAACTCTAACTCAAACTTCGGTCAATCTGCACTTATCTCTAGAGGTTATAGAGATTTGGCATTTGCTCAAGATGATGTTGGATATATCACACAAATCATTCCACCACAATCACTGAAACCACAATTTACTACGATTGAATATCCTTCAATTGATATCACAAAAACTGTAGGTGTTGCAGATACAAGTAGAATGTATCTCTATAATTATACTAATCAGGATGTACTACCACCAAGTACAGTTAATGGTTATAGGTTTGGTGCAAACAATAACGAGACATTGAATGTTGTTATTCCAGTAGGAGGACAGACTGAAGTCTTTGGGGCAAAGGTCGTCATGGACGACACTGCATATGCAACAAAGAAAATAACTGGAAGAAAACTTGCCAGAATCGGAAGAAATGTTTCTACCGGTAATAGTATTACAAACTCTACTTTGATGTTCACTGAAGACCATCAGTTTAAACAGGGTGAGACTGTAAGAACCATTTCAAATGATGGAAGACTTCCTGATGGTCTTGAGAGTAATAGAGTTTATTTTGCTGTTGTTGATGGTCTACCCTCAAATCAAATACAACTAGCACAATCATTCAATGATTCTTTGACTGGCAATAAGGTTGGTATTAACAATCTTGGCGATACGATTATTGTAGAGAGTAGAGTTAGTGATAAAGATCCTGGTGATGTAGGACACCCTGTTCAATACGATGTTGATGAATCACAATGGTATGTGAATGTATCATCGGCATCAACAGAGAACAATTTGTTCTCTAAACTAAGTGGTGGTGGACTTGGAAATATTACTTCTAGAACATATATCATCAGAAAGAAAGATTCTAGACAATCTGATGATAGAATTCATCAATTGAGATTTGTTATTCCTGCAAACACTGGAATATCTTCTGCAAGACAACCACTGGATGGTTTTACTCTTCAAGAATCGAGTGATGTTACTGGATCAACTAACACAGAAGTTGCATTGGAGTTTAATCCAGGTTCTGTGACGATGAGTAATGACTCTCAAATGAGAAACTTTAGTTTCATCTCTGGTGTTGATTATAAGGCCGGAATTGCATACTACTCAACAGAACAACCACATAGACTTTCTATTGGTTCGACTGTTATTATTGATAATGTAAGAAGTACTTTGTTCCCAACAGTTGGTGCAGGTAACTCTGGTTATAATGGTACATATGAAGTTACAGGAATTACAAGTGCAAAAACCTTCACTGTAAGTTCTATTCCTCTTTCTGCCGGCACATTTATTAATGATACCTCACAGAGAACTACTGCTCTTCCAACTTTCTCTAGAAGAAACTTTGAAAAAGATTTCTATGTTTACGATGTACAAACTATTAATGAGTATATCAATGGAGAACAGGATGGTGTTTATCACCTGTCAATAATTAATTCTGCAAATGAACCAAAGGTTTTCCCATTCAACAATGATGATTATGCTTTCTCACAACCAGTCACTAATTATTATCCACAGTTAGATAGAGATAACCCTGTAACTAAGGCACCATCAGCTGCATGTTATGCACTTTCTAATAACATCGGTGAAGTTGTAATTAATGACCCTAAGAATAGTATCACCGGCGAAACATTGGAAGAGATGTTCCAACAAGTTGGTGTTGCAGTTACCGGAATTATATCAAACAATGTAGGAACTGCATATACAATCTTTACCCAATATGACCATGGATTGAATAGAATTACTGTTCCGACTATCAACAATCCTGGTGCAGGATATGGTGACGGTACAAACACAATTCAATACTATTATAACGCAAAACTTCAAAACATCACAAGTGGATCTATCGGTGACTTTGGTACTGGACTAGTCACTATCGATGGAACATCTGCTGGTGAGATTATTGATATTCAGATTATGGATGGTGGTTCAGCATTTGCAGCTGGTGATGATTTCCGAGTTGTTGGTATTGCGACAACAACTGGATTCAGTGCAGCCACTGGTAGTGTTAATAAAATTTATGATAATAGAGGAGACACTCTTGTACTAACAGGTATTAATGATTATGATGGTAGAAGTTATAACCAATTCTATAGAATTTCCGCAATTTCAGAAACTAATCAGATTGAAGTAACTCCAGTTCTAGGTTCTCCTGGTATTACAACATTGGGTCTTGGTCCAGATAAAGTATTAGGTGGTGGTTTCTCCGTCATTGGACCGTCGTTCGATAGTGAAAGTTTTGTTTACAACAAAGATGTCGGTATTGCGACCATAACGACAAAACTGAATAATAACTTTAGAGTTAATAATTCTGTGATTGTAAGTGGTGCAGGTCAAACATTCTACAATGGTTCGTTTGTTTGTATCGATAAAATTGGACTGACTACGGTAGTTCTCGATGTAGGTATCAATACAGTTACTCCAGCAATTAATGGTAATATTCAACTATTCCCATCTGGTTCTTCTGGAAACTTTGGTGACTTAATTGCAAGAAACGGAAGACTGTCTGGTAGAGAAAGTCAAATCTATGCAGGTATCTCGACCACACTTAATTCTGCAATTACTAGTAAAACAACTGACACCATCAATGTCAATAACCTGACCGATTATAACTTCAGAATCGGTGATTTTGTTAGGGTTAATGATGAGTTGATGAGAATTAAAACTACTGTGAGTAGAGTAGGTGGAACTACACAACTTAAGGTGTTTAGAGGTGTATATGGTTCTATTGCAAATACCCATGTGATAGGTTCAGTTATTACTCGGGTTAAGTTCTTCCCGGTTGAATTTAGAAGAAACTCAATCATCAGGGCATCTGGTCATACCTTTGAATATATTGGTTACGGTCCTGGTAACTACTCGACTGCATTCCCCGATAAACAGACAAAGAGACTTACATTATCTCAACAGATTAATGCACAATCACAAACAATTGCCGGTGGTGTTGTCAACTACACTGGTATGAATGATAGAGGTGACTTCTTCATTGGTAACAAGAGAATTGCTTCTAACACTGGTAGAGAACAAGTATTTGATACTCCGGTTCAAACCTATACTGGTGAAGACCCCTATTCAAGTGGTATTTCTGATGATGTATCTGACTTCAATTATATTGAGGCTTCTATCGTTAAAATTGAACGAAATGTACTGGTTGATGGTGGTGACAAAGGTAATATTCTTTCTCAGTTCAATGGACCTGTAGAATTTACTAAAAAAGTTATCAGTACATCAGATGAAGGGTTTGAAACTAATAGTGTCTTTATTCAAGGTAATGCCCAAGTTTCAAGAAAGTTGACTGTAGGCATATCCATACCAACAGAGGCTGGTACTCCTGGTGATATCGTCTTCAACGCAAATCCAGAGAACAGTGGAACAGTTGGTTGGGTCTACACAACAAACAATCAGTGGAGAACCTTCGGAGTTATTAGTTGATAAATAAAAATAATAATTCCTGATTAGCAAGATAAATGGCAGTAGATAAGGATTTTGTCATAAGAAATGGCATTCAAGTCAATGAAAATTTAATCTATGCTGATGCAAATAGTGACAAAATTGGTATTGGAACTACAACACCTGATAAGAAACTTGTAATTATTGGTGATACTGAGGTTAGTAAACAACTAGCTGTTGGTACTACTATTAGTGCACAAAGACTTGTAACTACTGGTGTATCTACATCTAATATTGGTCTTGACGTAGGTGTTGGTGGGACAGTATTTACGAGTTCTACTATTACCAAAAAAGTTGGTATCAATTCTGCAATACCCGCATATACTCTCGATGTTATTGGACCAGTTTCGATTGGTCAGACTGCAGAGTATGTTTATGGTGACTTGACAGTTACTGGTAACATTAAAGCAACATCTTTGGCAGGTCAAATTTCTGCTGGTGGAACAGTTGGGTTTACGAATGTAACTGTAGATAATAATTTAGTCGCAAATGATGCAGAAATATTCACCAAATTTACATTAGAAGAAGTTAATAGTAATACATTTAGGTTCTTAACTGCAGGTGACCCTCCCGGTATTGGTTTTACTCAAAATACCGATGACCCAGAACTTTACTTAATTCGAGGTAATAAGTATGAATTCCATGTAGATTCTGGTGGTTTCCCATTCTATATTAAGACTACACCTACCGCAGACTTAGATAATATCTACAGTAATGGTGTAGATGGTAATGGTACTCAGGTTGGTATTCTAACCATTAGAGTTCCATTTAATGCTCCAAATAAACTTTTCTACCAGGCATCTAATGTTGCCGGTATGGGAGCAACAATCTATCTGAATAATAATGGTAAACAGATTGATGTTGGTGTTGCAACAGTCAGAGAAAGATTAGATAGTAATGGTTATGCAGACTTTGAGAACATCTATGTATCGGGTATCGGTACAATTAACAACATCAAGAGTAATAATTTTAGTGTAAGTGCTGGTATTGTTACCGTCAGACAGGACCAGACTGCTATTATTGGTGTTTCTACTGGTGCAGATAGAGTTAGTGTTCAGACTACAAGTAGTAGTGCTACACATCAGGTTTCTTTTGTTAATAATGTAGGTCTGGGTTCAAACTACCCACTCCATTTAATCGACTCTGATGTTAATCAACTAACCTATGTTCCTTCTACAAATGTACTATCCTGTACTAGATTTGTAGGTAATGTATCTGGCATTGCCACTGGTGCTGATAACATTAATGTAGATGAGATAAACACCAATACCGATTTTCAGGTCATCTTTAGTGAGCAAGGTGCAACTGATTATAAGAGGATGTATATTGACACTAACAATAGTCATCTAACCTATAATCCCTCTACAGAAACTCTTACTGTTGAGAATATCATTGGTAATCTCTTTGGTATTGCAACAAACGCGAACTTTATTAATGTAGACACCAATAGTCAAAACACTAATCATCAAGTATTGTTTAGTGTCAATCAAGGTGGTGGTTTCCAAAGACCTTATATTGATACTCAAAGTAGTCAACTAACATATAACCCATCAACAAATACATTCTCAGTTTCAAACATTGTTGGTGATTTGGTTGGTGATGTTACTGGAGACCTTGATGGTATTGCAAAAAATGCGAATTTTATCAATGTAGATGAAATCAATACTAATACCAAGTTCCAAATACTATTCAGTACTAATCAGGCTGCTGGATATCAGAGACCTTATATTGATAGTGGTTCAAACCAACTTGCATATAATCCATCTACTAGAACATTCAGTGTTCAAAATATCGAAACGACAACTATTACTGGTAGTAGTTTTTCTGGTATTTCAAATCGAGCTGATTTCATCAATGTAGATGAAACGAGTTCTAATTTAGACTATCAAGTATTATTCAGTCTTAATCAATCTGCTGGTTATCAAAGACCATATATTGATTCTGGTAGTGGACAATTTAAATATAATCCAAGCACTAATCGACTGACTGTAGGAAACTTTACTGGTAATGGTGCAGGTCTTACTAATCTTGCTGGTGATAAGATTACTACGGGTACGATTTCTCCTGCAAGACTTCCTTCTGCAACAACTGCGATTCAAGGTGCAGTTATAGTTCAGAATACATATCCACCGACAAGTACTTCAACTGTTCAACCTCCAAGTGTTGGTGCGTTTAAGAAACTATACGATGCAGTAGGAAATCTTATTCCTCCTGGTTCAAAAATGTTGTTCTATCAGGCAGCTGCACCAAATGGTTGGACAAAACTAACTACTGATAATAACAAAACATTGCGTGTTGTTTCTGGTTCTGGTGGTGGTTCTGGTGGTACTAATACTTTCACCAGTGCATTTTCTGAAAGGTCTGTTCCAGTACCTACTCATAATCATAATGCAAATGCCGGAGACCAATCTGCCAATCATACTCATGGTGGAGAAGCAGTAAGTGCTAACGCAAATCATAGTCACACTGGAAATGCAGCTTATGAAGCTGTAGCTCATAACCATGGAATTAATCAAGGTAGTGCAAACGGTAGATTCCTTTCAGGTATCAACTGGAGTAAATCTGACTTTGACTCTGATGGTAGAAAAGAAGCCATAGTCAATATCGGTTATAACAAACAAGATGTTGGTTATTCAAACCCGAATGTACAACAAGGTAATGCCGCACATAGTCATAGTATTAGTACGAATGCTGCAAACGCAAATCATAGTCACAACCTTAGTATCAATGCTCAAAACGCAGACCACCAACATACAATTACTGTTGCCAATGCAGGAAATGTAAATAACATGGACTTCC